AAATTCTGCCAACTGGTCCTCAATCATTTTGATTACAGATGGTTTTATCTTTGGATTTTTAGTATCAGCATCATCAAATACTGAAGGAGAATAAGTTCTTCTTGGTATATCGATTATTGATTCTTTGAATGTGTGAAATGTTTTCATTTATTTTCCGTTTGTTTTTTTACTGTATGCTTGAGCGCCAAAGAAGGCAGCGACAATACCAGCAACTGCAACAAAGTAGGTTGGCGCCATTGAGCCAAGTGTTTTCTGTGCTTCGGTTAAACCAACCAGAGAAGCAACAACTACTGCACCTGGATATAATAACAATCCGCCTAGTGCGAACCATGTCATCTTCCTTTGTGCATCTCTCATTGCATCTGCATCTTCAAGTTCTTTTCTTTTGAACTCCATATACATTTCGTGTTCTTCTTTACTTACTTTACCATCACCATCTGTGTCAGCAGGATGGTATGTAGTTGTTTTCTTTTCTTCTTCTGCCATTATCCTTTCACCCAATTTTTGGCCATGTTAAAGTTTGCACGACTAAATTCCAATCTGTCTACAAGTTTAACTGCACCTGATTTTTTAATTGCTACATATCCTTCAGGATTTGTAACCTTGAATCCCTTGTTTGTTCTTAAAAAAGAACCTATACTCTGTATACTATTTAGTTTGTTCATCAATACAGCCTTTGCTGACTGAAATGTTATGTATGTTGCAATAGCAAAATATAAACCTTCTCTATCTGCTCGCAATATTTTCATACCAACTTCTCTTATTTCTTCGTATTTTTGTTTCGCCGCTGGTGTCTTTTTACTATCAATTTCTTTTTGTATTTTTTGTATAAAATATACTTCAAAATTATTTGCTAAAGCTTTTGTGTTCGTGATTGGCGTGCCTTGTCTTATGTAAGTATTGAAAAATGTTTTCAGCTGAACACCCAACGACAACGGACCTTTGTCTTTTTTAATCTTGTCTATAAACGCACCTGCTTTGTAAGCAGAGCCTTCTGCCATTCTCAAAATATTATCAAACGCAATTTCTTCTGTTCTTGTAAATCCAGGGTTCGTTTGTTTGTATGTAGCATCATCAAAAAATACACTTTTATTTTTACTTAAAGTACTTGTACTTGCACCAAAAGTTGCACTCAATCCTTTGATTGTTTTGCCAGAATATGATGTATGAAATATAATGCCAATCTTGGCGGCGTTAATTCTTTTATAAAGTGAACTGCCTAAGAATCCGCCTGCTTTAGGCACAGCATATGTTATTGTGTTCGGTGTAAAAACAATTGAATCTTTTCCATCTACTTTTGCTGTTGACTTATCACTACTTGTGAATAATAAATCACCTTGTAAGATGCCTTTGATACCTAATTTAGGAAAGTATTTTAATGCAGCTATCAATTTGTCTGCCAACGCACCACTATGATTTCTCTTAATGTCTGCGTTTGTGTAATTGATTTTTGGAGTTACATTGAATAGGGATTTGGTTGCAACAAAGAACTTGCCGTTCTCTGGATTTATACCACAGAATATAGCAGGAGCGCCGTCCCACTTAACAGAGATTTGCGAGCCGCCCTCGCTTCCTTGTAGCATTTGTTTGATAGATTTTAGAAACTCAATAGCAGTTTTTGCCCCAGCAGTTCCATTATTGATAATCTCGTCTTCCAGATGTTCGAGATGTGTGTTTCTATCTTCTATTAAGTAGTCTTGAAAGTCTTGCATTACACCTTTTCCATTAATTTAATTTACAGTTATATTTATAATATACAGCTATTATACACTAAATTTATGTCTAGGTGTAAGTATTTGGAGTCGAAATATTCAACTTAAAGTGAATTGGATTCAACTCTACATTATTTTCCAAAAGTAAGAAGATACATTGTCAATGTTAGACATAGCATATCTTATAACCTCTGTTGCAAATCCATTTCTATTACCAGGCGAACTGGATGATGCTTCTATGGTATCTACAAGAGCTAATGCCATATATTTCCCAAACCAAAAGTTCTTAGATGCATTTTTGCCTCGATGGGTGTAATTGTCGCCTAATATCATAAAATCTCTTTCACTTACAGTATCTTTCGTACTAACATATATGTAATTATTACCTTGCTCGCCCATTACAAAATCTTGAAGTGCTTCATATGGATTACCTTTAGAGGCTTTAGTTTTATCTATCTTTATTGATGTTTTCTTATTGACTGTTTGATTTTTATTATGTATTAAATAAAGCTCATACATCTTCTTTTTATCATTGTCCGTTACCTTACCTTTCTTTTCTTTCCATGTTCCTGAAGGTAATTTTGTTCTTGCATCTATTGAGTGTCCAAAATAAAGTTCACAATAATAATTTGTAGGGCCTCCACCAGCTTTACCACCTGACGCCTTAGTACCTTTTACTTCACCCTGCCATGATGAATCAGAAGCAGTTGGTCTATATTGAACATTTCCGCCACCATTAAATTCAATGTACGCATCAACTGAATTAAAAAAGTCACCATCACCAAATCTAAATCCTTTATAAGTAATTTCGTTTTTTTGTGCTAGATTTTTATTAAATTCTTTCCAAGTAGCATTTTTTCCTGTTTTCTTTAACGAAATGCCTAAAGTTTCTCCCGACATTGCTGACTCATAAACTGCTGTTTGTAAACTTGGCCAATCACATACATGGTCTTCCATATTTTTTTTCATAAACTTGGGTTTCCAACTGAAAGGGTCTGCTGTTGGTTTTACGGTACTCATCCAAATATCACCTGGATTCCATTTATCATTAGAAAAGGATATAACAGCCTCATTAATTTCTCCAATAGATGTACCTGATTTCATAAGGTCTCTATTGTGTTTCTCACACTTCTTTTTCTTTTCATAAATCGAATCCATGAAAGGAGAACCTCTATGAAAATAAACATACCCCTTAAATTTGGTTGCCTTTTCCTTAATCTTATTTGCAGTAGCCATATAGGTATCTTTCCATTCATCATCCATTGGTGCTTTTTCCCAAAGATTATCGAGAGTGTATCTCGATTTATGATAAGCGTGGACACATTCTTTGCCCTTGCCTTTGAAAAAAAGTTTTAATGCTTTTTCATAATTTTTAGAAAGGTCAAACTTATCTATAGGGCCATTAAACAAATAAGCTGCAAAATAACAACACATGGATTCGGTTTGTGCAGTTGCCTCAGCACCACCGCCAGAACCTTTTGAACTACCTAACTCTGCTGTCTTTTCTAAGCCTGATAAAGCAAAAGTCTTTTGTGGACTTTTATCTTTACCATTCGCATCAGTTTCAACAAAAATCAGATTTTTGTTCCTACCTGTAATTTCATCATGGGGACCCTTTAAAAGAATACCTTCAATTGATGGATGCACGAATCGTAAATATACATTATCGCTTTCTTTTGTAATATCACCTTTGACCTTGGTGAAAGGAGACCTGTCATTAATTTTACTTATTAATTTTTTAAGTCTTTCTGGATTAGCTTTTAAATTTGATAGGGCTAGTTCTGCCATAGTTTTCTCTCCTTATACTGCTATTTATACAGTACTCTGGAAAGAAAGTCAAGCGCTATTTATTCTGTATCTTTACGAGAGTGTAGATAAGCTTCCTTAACAGCATTAGGTTTACCGGCCGCCGAGTCCTGTATCTTTTTCAACCGTGTTTGTTCTGTTAAATCTTCATTGGCATCAGGTATATAAGAATAATTAAAAGACAAGCTTATTCTATCTCGTCTTACATTTCTAGTCTTTTTAAATGTATCACTTCCTGGTTGTTCTTCTACCCACAATCCAACAGCTTCTTCTGTTGCAAGATTTCCCTCAACAGAATGTTTAAGCCAACTAGGAAACAATAAACACATTCCTGTTTCTGGAGTATATCTGTGGGTTGAAGCTGCCTTGAAATTGTTTCGCTTCTCATCGGGCAAATCTTCCAAATAATATTCAGCATCATCTCCCCTGTGAAAAACAATATCTCCCATATCTTCATGCGGAACCTCTACATAATAAACACCACTTATAATACTACCATGATGGTTGTGTATAGAGTTATAGTGCCCAGGTTCGTTTACATTATACCAAACGGCTGTCATTTGTAATTTAGGTAACTCAACATGTCTACAAACCTCTTCTACGGCCTGGTCGATTTCAGCTTGTAGGTCCTCAAATGGAATTTTTACATCTGACTCACTTTGCCAACCGCCGTAGTTAGATTTGTGTACAGTTTGCTCGTTTGATTTTTTAATAGAAACATGTTTTATTAATCTAAAGCCGTTTTCTTTATCACTTATATAATTTAACTTCTTCTGCCATACTATTGTAGGAAAAAGAAAACTGTGTGTCATATTACTCATTACTTAATTTCTTCCTCTGCGGCTGCAACAGCATCCGATACCGAATTAGTAGTAACTTCTTCAGTAGTGGCCTCTGCTTCAGCTTCATCAGCAGGTAAGTTCTCTTTTATGTTCTTACTGTGATGTGCAATTAAAATTTGATGATTCAAAATCTCTGCCTGTAGTTTCTGAATGGTTGCAGTTGAGGATTGTACTTGTAGAATAGAGTTTTTAACCTCTGGTGTTAAAGTAGTTTCATCATAATCTCTATTGTCAATTGTTACTGCCATATTTTTCTCCTGTATTAAATTTTAAAATCTGTAAACTCACCAAGCTTTTGCGTGAATTTACTTGTTATTGATGTGTCGCCTTGACCACTATCAACTAAGTCTGTCTGTGCATTTTGTTCTACATCATACAAACGCATTTTGGACCTGTCAACTCCAATAATAAACTTTCGATTTATCGTTGGGTCGTTGTATCGATTCTTCAGCTGTTTAACCATTATCTGATTCTTTTCTTCTAGTTCCTCAGATGAGATTAAAGCAAACATAAAGTCTGCCGTTGCAGGCAAACCAAATGATTCTGAAGTATCTTCAAGACCAATATCACTACTTACAAAACCACCTCTTGTAGTTTGTGTTGCAGAGAATATCGGAATATTGTTTTCAACTGCCAGGCCTCTTAACTCCTCAGCAATTGCTTTTATATATGTGTATGAATTAACATTTGACCCAGCCTTAAATCTTGATGAGGCACATATATTTAGATAATCAATAAAAACTATATCTGGTTTAAATGATTTCTTTAATGCTAATTCACTTAATAAATTCTTAAAATGTCCAACATGAGCAGATGCTGTTGGATATTCCTTAACGATTAAAGTGCCTGTCGTTTTACCTTGTAATTTATTTATCTTTGTTTCATACATTTGATATGGCAATTCTTCTAAATCACTCATACCGACATTCAATAAATTGGCGTCAATTCTTTCTGCAATTCGTTCTTCTGCCATCTCCATTGTGATGTATAATACATTCTTGCCTTGCAGTAAAACAGATGAAGCAAGGTGAGTCATAAACATGGTCTTACCAACACCGGTGCCTGCCAGACAAATGTTCAAAGTTTTAGATGGAATACCACCTCTAGTTATCTTGTTGAAGAATTCTAAATCTAATTCTAATC